TATCCATTCAGTCTCCTGTTCCGCGCCGTCCGCTCGCTTGCCAAAGCTATACTTTTTCGCGCATTGGAAGTGTTTACTTTCGTATCCTGGTGCACCGGCTGGTTTCTTGTCACATGGGGAATAGTCCGGCTGACCGGCATTGTCGAGATCTGGCTGATCAGTGCCGGCGTCCTGCTGATGGGTTTCGCCGGCTGGCGCTTTATGCTTAATATCCTGGTAAATGGATTTTACTTCCTGTCACAGGAAGAAGAAAAAGGCAAGTAGCAGGGGAGTTGTTTTAATTGAATCCCTTTAAAAAAGCAGCTATGGACATAAAAACTAAAGCGGAAGCAGAAGCCATAAATACGCTTCAGATGCTTCCCACCTGGCAGCACAAAAAGCCGGCGTGGACAGACTGGAGTATTTCTCGGGCCATTCGGGAAGGCTATAATGCTTCTGTCTGGGTGTATGCCTGCGTGGAAAAAATCGCGGAGGCCGCTTGTTCTGTCCCCTGGCATGTGCAAAAACGTATCGACGAGGACGAATGGGGGCGGGACGAAGGCCACCCATTGGAACATCTGTTGGACAACCCGGTGCAGGCCCTTCCGCTCCTCAGCGGGAGGACATTGTTTCAGATTCTCACACAGCATCTCTATCTCGGCGGAAACGGCCTGTGGCATGTTGTGTTGTCCGGTGGTTATCCGGTGGAACTTTGGCCATTGCTTCCGGACCGCATAAAACCTGTCCCGACCAAGGATGGGTTAATTGATCATTATGAATACACCATCGAGGGGCAGCCGCAGCCGATTCCGCCGGAAAACATAGCTCACTTTCTCTTTCCCGATCCGGCAAACATGTATTGGGGCATATCAAAAATGAAAGCCGCCGCCAAGATCGTTGATACCGATCTGGAGGCAATTAATTGGAACAAGTCGGCTATGCAGAACCGCGCCATATCAGACGGTGTTTTCACGTTCAAGGGCGTGATGACCAAGGAACAATGGGAAGAAGCGCGAGAACAGGTGCGCCTACAACATCAGGGCGCGGATAATGCCCGCACTCCCTGGGTGCTCGGCGCTGACGCCGCTTGGCAACAAATGTCCATGTCTCCGGCGGAGATGGATTTCATTAACAGTCGGAAGTTCAACATGTATGAAATCCATGCCGTGTTCGGCGTTGATCCGCTTTTGACCGGCGCGCCCGACCATTCGGGCCGGGCCAACAAGACTGAGGCCAAACGGGAATTCTGGCAGGATACGATTATTCCTTATTTGGACAAACTGCAGGACGGCATAAACAACACTATTGTTCTTCCGTTCGACCCGGGCCGGCGCAAGGGCAAAAAACCACAGTTGAGAGTGGTTTATGACGTTGCAAACGTGGAGGCATTACAGGAGAGTTTTCATCTCAAAACGCAGTCTGCCGAACGCCTATACCGTATGGGCGTGCCGTTTAATAACATAAACCGGCGCTTGGAGATGGGCTTCGATGAAATTCCCGGTGGAGACCGCCCGTATGGAATCCCTACCGGAATGCAACTACCTGAAGAGACGGCGGGAAGCAGGCCGGTTACCGGCAGAAAGTCTCAGTGGACGGAAGAAGAGAAAACTTTCCGCTGGAAGGCTATGGATCGGGAGATCACCGCCTGGGAAAGACGCATTGTCCCAGATGTGGAGGAGATGTTCAGCCGCGAGGGAGACGCTGTCGTCGATTTGTTCGAGAAAACCGGTAGTGAAGCAGAAGTTCTGCGCGCTATTGATGAATGGACTTTCGAGTGGGAGGGCCTGCTGCTTTCCGCCTACCCGCGTGTTATTCAACATTTTGGCAGCAGTGGGTACAGGGAGATAGAAAACCTGGTTAAAAATATCAATCCGTCTCGCAGCAAAGACTTTGACATAACCAAGGCCACCATTACTAGGTGGATCAGACAAAACGCAGCCACGAAATGTACTATTATCTCTGAATATACAAAAAATGTTATTCGTGGAATTATCGAGACGGGAATTCGCGACGACCTTTCCAATCCACAGATCGCCAAACTGATCAAAGACAAATATGAGTGGTGGAAAGTCCCCGATCCGCAGATGAGAAGCTATCGTTCCATGCGAATTGCGCGCACGGAGACGCATTCCGCCGCGGGCTTCGGGCACCATCAGGGCGCTGTCTCCGCTATGGACGATCTGGGAGTGGAGACAGAAAAGACATGGATCTCCTCTCGTGACCCGCGCGTCCGGGACCTCCACGAGATCATGGACGGGGAGACTATGCCGCTCACTGAATTGTACAGCAACGGCCTGATGTATCCCGGCGACCCGCAGGGAGCCACCGAAGAAGTTATTCATTGCCGATGCGGGGAGATCTACCAGTTCAGGAGGTGATCTTATGCCATTTGGGGACTATGAGGATTTTGATGATTGTGTGGCGCAAAACCAAGATAAAGACGATCCGGAGGCGTATTGCGCCTGGCTCCACTACGTAGTTACAGGCCGGTGGCCCGGGGAAGGGGGAAAGCAGGAAATAACATTGCCCCTTGACGTGGTGGAAAAAATCTGCCCTCCCTGCGCGGAAAAAATGAAAGCGTTGAATATCAAGGAATTAAAAGTTTTTCCTGTGCACGTTTTAAAGGGACTTTACGATGATATAAATTCAGCCAAAGGAGGTGACAGTCAAATGAGATCTTCGGTTGCAATGGCCATGGAGTGCATGGACTACAAGACGTTCAAGCCACAAAAGACGCAATTAAAAGTCTACGATTCAGAAGACGGCGCCGGGTACGTGGAAGGCTACGCTTCAGTGTTCGGTAACGTGGACTATGACAAAGAAGTGGTGGAAAAGGGCGCCTTCACCAAGACGCTTGCCGAGGGATTACCCGGTAGAAAAATTAAATTCGTGGACTTCCACAACGCCTGGATGGACAGCGACTTTATCATCGGCGTGGTGGAAGAGGCGCATGAGGACGAACATGGACTCTGGTTCAAGGCGCGGTTCTCTTCTGTCCGCCGGGCGCAGGATGTCCGGACAAAAATTAAAGAAGGCATCCTTGACGCGCTGTCCATCGGCTACGATGTAATCAAAGACCGCATGGACAATGAGACGGGAATCCGCTATCTTACCGAGCTCAAATTGTATGAAATATCCATTGTCAGTTGGGGCGCCAATCCGATTGCCGCAACCAACAATATTAAAAGCATGTTGGATTCTCAACTCAAGCGCATCACCCGCGTGGCGCTTGAGCTCAAGGAAGGGCGGATACTTTCAGAAAACAACATTGGCCTTCTCCGGGAGGCCATTAATGCATTACAGGCACTTTTGAACTCTGCTGAGCCGGAAAAATCCACTCAGAAAGAACAGGAGCCGCCGCCGGTAAAAACGGACGAGACGGAAGACCTCTTGTCCGGAATAGATCAGGCAAGCAAAATGTTCGGTTCTTTCAATGACTATTTGAAAGAGCTGAAGCGGGCCAACTAAAAATAAGGAAAGGAGAAATAAAGAAAATGGATGTTAAAGAAGCAATCGCCAAGCTAACATCTCAAATGGACGAAACCCTTAAAGAGATCAAAAGCTTGGTGGATAGGCAGGACGCAGAAATCAAAAGGCAGGGGCAGGCCACTGAGGACACCGGAAAGAAGCTGGCCGATGCCACAAACCGGCTGGACGAAATCTCGGCGGAGCTGAAAGAAAAAGCGCAAAAAGACAGCGAGGCGCAACAGAAGCTGGAAGAGAAACTCCGCACGCTTGAGGCGGATATCCGAAAAGGGCAACGACTTGGTGATGGTAGATTGGATAATCCGGATAATCCTTATGCCTTCAAGACGTTGGGACAGGCCTTTGTGGAGTCGGATGCGTACAAGGAATTCGATACTTCGCAGGGCAAGTCCCGGCGGTTCGAGTTCAAGTCTTTCGACCAGTTTCTTATTCCCCACTGCAAGTCTCTATCCAGTGGATCTTTCGGTGATCGTTACCCTGCGTTGCTTACTGAAGCACTGACTCAGATCTATACTCCTCCCGAAAGGGTTGAGCGGGTACGCGATCTTCTCCCGGTGACTCAGACCACACAGGGCGCCGTAGAGTTCATCCAGGAAACGGGGTTCGTGAACCGCGCCGCTCCCGTGCCGGAGTTTCAGTGTACGGAAGATGAAGATTTACATGTTGATATCACACAAAAGCCGAAATCGGAATTACATTTTGAAGTTGTCACCGAAGGCGTCAAGACCATAGCCCACTGGCTTTGCGTCACCCGGCAGATTCTCGAAGACCTGCCCATGTTGCGGAGCTATATCGACAACCGGCTCATTTACGGGCTGAAACTCACCGAAGACGAGCAGATCCTCTACGGCTCCGGCACCGGCGACGATATTCAGGGCATTCTGGCTCATCCTGGAATCCAGACTTACCGCTGGTCGCAGGGGCAGGCTAATGACACCCGGATTGACGCCGTGCGCCGGGCTATGACTCTCGCTACTGTCGCCGAGTACCCGATTGACGGAGTTGTGTTACACCCGTTTGACTGGGAGCATATTGAATTGGCGAAGGGCAGCGACCAGCGCTATATCTGGGTCAATGTCGCCACCGGCGGAGAAGCCAGGTTGTGGAGAGCGCCTGTCGTAGAGACAACCGCCATACGTCAGAATGAGTTTCTGACCGGCTCCTTCAGATCAACATCTCTTTGGGATCGCAGGGAAGCCGCTATCCGCATTTCCGATTCCCACGATAAGTTTTTCGTCAAGAATCTGTGGGCGATCTTGGCGGAGTCCAGGCTTTGCCAGACGATCTATCGTCCCGAAGGCTTTGTTCGCGGCCTGTTCGATGCGGCGCCCACGAGTTCGTAGGCAAATATATGGATAACAATAGATAGGAGGGGTATCTTACGGTATCCCTCCTATCTCCGAAAAGGAGTTTTTTTATGCATCGACTCGTATTAAAAGAAGACAAGCAACTGCAAGAACTTGAAGGGATTGCCGTACATCCAGGAGAGGGACAACATTTAGCCTGGCTGGCCTCACGGGTAAAGTCCGAACATGCTATTGTGGAGCTTGGCAGTTATAAAGGGAAAAGCGCCTGTTATCTTGGAGCCGGTTCACGCGCAGGTTGCGGCGCGCATGTTTATGCCGTGGATCTATGGGACAAAGGAGAAACAACCATCGAACGGGCGCGCCGTCCCGGAGTGCTGGAAAATTGGAAAATGCAAGTAGGTAAAATGAAATTGAATAATATTATACATTTCATCCAGGGCCATTCTGTCGAAACAGCAAAAACATGGGAAAAGCCTGTGGGATTGCTGTTTCACGATGCCGGTCATTTTTATGAAGAGGTCCGGGCTGATTTTGAAGCATGGGGGAAGTTCATTGTGGTAGGCGGTTGGATTGCCTTTCACGACTATGCGCATAAAGAGTGGAAAAAACAAATCAAACCGTTTATCGATGAGCTGAGAGATACCGATGAATGGGGGGAATTCACGCTTTATAATTGGACCTGTTCGCTCCGGAAATTAACATAGGGGAATTGATACATGAAAATACTTGCTCACCTACACTGTTATCCTCCGAAAAAGCTGGGCGGAGGGACTATTTGCATGGCTTTGGTGTTGGAACAACTTGCGCTCAAAGGGCATGAAACGCAGGTTATTATACCAGAAAAATACAGACACAACGCCGAGGCAGGCAAATTTAACGGAGTTAAGGTGGATATAACATCTCAAAATGAATTTGGCCCGTATTATAGTTGGGCGGATATTGTATTGACACAATTGGCAATAACTCCTGAAGCTGTTGAATGCGCCAAACGTCATCAAAAACCGCTTGCATGCTATATTCACAGTCATTATTACGTCAAGGCGTTTGGGCTTACTCCTAAAAATACAACGCTGATAATATTTAACAGCAAATGGATGCAGAAATACTGCCGATGGTCCGGAGACAGCATAGTGATTCCGCCTCCTATAATCCCGGAAAATTATAAAACAATCAAGGGGAAGGCCATAACGTTAATTAATCTTCTGCCTAATAAAGGAAGTCATTTATTTTATAAGCTGGCCGGGCATATGCCAGAACGAAAATTTCTAGGGGTGAAGGGAACGCGGGGCAAACAACATATACCGGCAAAAATACCCGCCAACGTAGAAATAATGGAACCGACTACCGATATGAAAAGCGTTTACGAAAAAACCGGTATTTTACTCATGCCTTCTCGTTTTCGCGGATTGGAATATCCAGAATGGACGGAATCTTGGGGAAGATGCGCTATTGAAGCAGCCTGGAGTGGGATACCAACGATTGCCCATCCTTGTCCCGGGTTACTTGAATCACTTAACAGCGCAGGTATTTTTTGTGATAGAGACAAGCCTGAAGATTGGATCAATGCCGTTCGACGATTGGATGATCCGCATTATTATGAAATGAAATCGAAGCAGGCAAAAATCCGCGCCGAAAACTATGATTACAAAGTCTACGTGAATTTGTTGGAGAAAAAGCTGCTTTCGATAATATGCAAATAGGAGATATGCGCATGGGACATATCCAAAAAATACTGGCAAAAACTGAAATGAAAAAACCGGCCGGCTGGAATCCCGACCAAGAAGATTATAATCTGCCGTTCACTGTCGAGCTTAAAGAAGATTTTCATATCCATTGGCAGGACATCAGGATAGAAATGGCCGCAGAGGATTTTAGCGCATTTGCCGGAGCCGTATCCGAAGCGCATAAGCGGTGGATCGATGACGGCAGACCTAAAAAGCTCTCTAAAATGAAGCGTTATGGTTGGTGGCCGGGAGAGGACAAAGACGGATTTTTCAAAGAACGCTATGAATCCCACAATAAACGCGGTGAACTTTGTCATCATGTACGCGTTTTTCCACGGACAGAATCAGGAAAACTTTTTTTCGATAATTTATTTCAGATCGAATTACAAGAAAAGGGACAACTGCATATTCATTATAAAAATTTCCGCTGGGAATTAGGGGAAAATACGTTTAAACAAATTGCCTCTGCCGTGGACGAAGCGACAAATAATTTAAGACCGGCCGGTAAAAAGATCAATAAAAAAGAGGAGCGTAATGGCAATTTGACATTAAAAGCTGTAGATCTCATTAAGCCGCACAGGTATGATATACAAATTCGTATTGATACACTGAAAGCTTATGATGTTGGGGGAATAGATGCCGTGAAAGACGGTGATTATGTCCAATTTCACCGGGCGAATAGAGGCGTTAAAGACAAGCCGCCCATTGAAAAGTTAAAAGATTTCGTTAGATTATATAGGGTCGTTCAACGTGGGGCAAAATTAGCGCCCATTTGTGTGGTTGACTTTGGAGGTCCTCATAAAGCAGTGCTTCCCCCGCGAAGACGAAAAGAAACAATGTCTGTTCCGTATCGGTACAGTCTTTACGACGGCGCACACCGATTGGCGATCCTGTATCATCTTGGGCATACAAATGTTCCGGTTAAAGTTGTGAGTGTGCGCAGAAAATGGAAACCGCCTGATTATACAACGTTCTGTATAGAAAATCAAATAGGCAGTGGTTTCAATGGGTGTTTTTAACAGGGGGTAAAATCACTTGAATGCCATTATTCCTGCCCGTGGGGGTTCTAAAGGTATTCCTGGGAAAAATATTTGCTACATTTGCGGAAAACCGCTCATCGCCTGGACAATCGAAGCTGCCAAGAACGCAAAAAGCATAAACCGCGTGATAGTTTCAACTGATGATCCAAGAATTGCTGAAATATCGCAACAATACGGAGCGGAAATTATCTGGAGGTCACAGAGCATCAGCGGAGACGAATCATCTTCCGAAGAAGCGTTATTGCATGCTTTAGATGTCTTCCAAAACGAAAATAACCTTTCGGAAATTACAGTATTTCTCCAGTGTACCTCTCCGCTTACCGCATTAGAAGATATAGACGGCGCTGTGGCTTTATTGCAGAAAGGATATGACAGTGTGTTTACGGTTACGCCGTGCGATCTCACCTTATGGGATGAAAACGGTTGCATCAATCGTGACCCAATAAACCGTGCGACACGTAGACAGGAGCGCCGAAAAGGACAATATGTAGAAACGGGAGCTGTCTACGCGTTCAGGACGAAAGGATTTCTTGAA